CCCTCCCCTACGAACTCCCCAAGTCCGACTCCGAATGTCGCGCTCGCTTCGGCAAGCCTGGCCGTCGTGTCCTCCTCACTGTTACCGCCAAGGAAATCTCCGAATGAAGACCGTACTCAACGTCGCGCGCCGCCTGATGCCCCGCAAGTCCGTGTCCAGCGTGGTGTCCAAGATCGAGAAGAACATCGACGACCTGATGGCCGTCGCCCAGCGCGAGAGCGACGCCGCTCTGGACGCCGATGCCGCCGCGATGCAGCTCCAGCAGACCGCGCGTCAGCACCGCGACGAAGCCATCCGTGCCGAGCGCGTGGCCTCCCGCCTGATGGGTTTGGTGCAGTAATGTCGGCGGCCTTCTACGCCTACATCTTCGCCATCTTCGCCACCCTCCCGGATGCCGTGTCTTCCACGGCCATCCTCGGGGGCGGTGCGCTGCGCGCGTTCTTCGATGGCTCGAAGGTCAAAGACTACGACCTGTTCTTCCGCAGCAAGGCCGACTTCGACGCGGCCTTGATCGAGATGCAGGCGTCCGAGTTCTTCCGCGAGGAAGCCGGCAACCACGTCCTCTCGCCGCTGTTCGTCCACATCGAGACCGGCAAGGAGTTCAACCTCATCGGCTTCGGCCTTGGTACTCCCGAGGAGCAGATCGCTCGCTTCGACTTCCGCTGCTGCGCTATCGCCGCCTGGAAGGACGAGAACCGAGTGGTCCGCTACGTGGCCGCCGAAGGCGCGATCCACGACGCATCGCACCTCCTCTTGAACTTCGTCAACAACAACGGCACCGACCGCACCGTTCGCCGCGCCACGCACTACGCAGAGGACTACGGCTACACGGTCGATGGCATCGGCGCCACCTCCCCCACCTTCCACACGCATGTCCGTACCCGCGTGTCCCGCATCCCCGTCTCCACTGGAGGCTACCCCTAAGCAGGAGACGCCATGATCGAAGCTCTGGTCTTCGATAACGAAACCAACGGTTTCCTCGACGTCCTAGACGTCATCCACTGCATCCACCTCCAGCGCGTCATTCTCCACGACGCCGACCCCAAGACCGGCAAGGTCCTGGTAGAGCGCAAGGGCAAGCCCATCCGCGCCAATGACTTCGACGGAGACATCACCGTCGCAGAGGCCGTGAAGATGCTGGCCGACGCCGAGATGGTCATCGGCCACAACATCATCGGGTTCGACATCCCGGCCATCGCCAAGGTGTTCCCAGGCTTCCGCGTGAAGCGATGCCTCGACACACTGCTGCTCTCGACGCTGCTCTACGGCGACCTCAAGGACCGCGACTTCAAGCGGCGCAAGAAGGACGCCAACTTCCCCGGCCAGATGATCGGACGCCACTCGCTCGAAGCTTGGGGCTACCGCCTGGACTGCTGGAAGGGCGATTACGCGAAGCTGATGGCGGCCCAGGGCATCGACCCGTGGGCAGCGTGGTCGAAGCAGATGGACGACTACTGCGCGCAGGACGTCGTTGTGACCGTGCGGCTGCTCATCAAGCAGATGGGCGAAGGCATGCTTCCGATGGAGGCTATCGAGTTGGAGCAGGCCGTCGCGCCGATCCTCACTCGACAGCAGCGCTACGGCTTCCTGTTCGACCAGGACGCAGCGCGGAAGCTGGAATGCACGCTGCTCTCCCGCCGCGCTCAACTCGAAGACCAGCTGCAAGAGCTGGTGCCACCGTGGCAGGCCGTCAAGCGCAAGTTCGTTCCGAAGCGGAACAACAAGACGCGCGGATACATCGCCGGCCAGGAGGTCACGATCATGGAGACGCGGGTGTTCAATCCCCGCTCGCGTCGCCACATCGCCGACCGCCTCACAGAGCTGTACGGCTGGAGGCCGATGGAGTTCACCGAGAAGGGTTCGCCGAAGATCGACGAAGACGTCCTCGGCCCCCTCAAGTACCCGATCATCCCGGTACTGCTGGAACACTTCATCGTCAACAAGCGCCTCGGCCAGCTGAGCGAGGGCGACGAAGCCTGGACCAAGGCCGTCAAGAAGGACGGGCGCATCCACGGCAGCGTGAACCAGAACGCCGCAGTCACCGGCCGCATGACGCACTCGAAGCCCAACATGGCTCAGGTGCCGAAGTGCGGCGTGCCATATGGCTCCGACTGCCGCGCGCTGTTCATCGTCCCGCAGGGCAAGCGCCTGGTGGGTGCCGACGCATCCGGCTTGGAGCTGCGTTGCCTCGCTCACTTCATGGCGAAGCACGACAACGGCGAGTACGGCAAGGTCATCCTCGAAGGCGACATCCACTCGGTCAACCAGGCCGCAGCAGGACTGCCTACGCGCGACAACGCCAAGACCTTCATCTACGCCTTCTTGTACGGCGCAGGCGACCACAAGCTCGGAACCATCATCGGCAAGGGCAAGGCAAGCGGCGGCAAGCTGCGCGCCAAGTTCCTCCAGGGCCTCCCCGCACTGGAGAAGCTGGTCACTGGCGTCAAGAAGGCAGCCAAGAAGGGCTGGATCAAGGGCCTCGACGGTCGAAAGCTGCACATCCGCTCCGACCACGCGGCACTCAACACTCTCCTCCAGTCCGCAGGTGCTCTCGTGATGAAGAAAGCTCTCGTGATCCTCGACCAGACGTTGCAGGAACTCTGTTACGTGCCGGGCGTTGACTACGAGTTCGTCGGCAACATCCACGACGAATGGCAGATCGAGTGTGACGCACGCATTGCCGAGCAAGTCGGCCAGGAAGCGCGCAACGCCATCACCAAGGCGGGCGAATCCTTCGGGTTCCGCTGTCGCCTCGACGGTGAATACAAGGTGGGCGGCAACTGGGCCGAAACGCACTAACCCGTGGCAAGCGGGACATTGCGCTTTCGCTCATCCGACAGGCCCGACGCCGGGCAGTGAAAAAGGGACTCCCCTTCGACCTCCATATCGAAGACATCGTGGTCCCCGACTTCTGCCCGGCGCTCGGCATCCCGCTGTTCCGCGCCAAGGGACGCAAGGCTCAAGGCCCGAACTCCCCCACGCTCGACCGACTCGATCCCGACCTCGGCTACGTCCCCGGCAACGTCATGGTGGTCTCCGCGCGAGCCAACCAGATCAAGTCCGACTCAACCCCCTCCGAACTCTACCGCGTCGCCTGCTTCGTCATGGGGCACACACGCGATCACTGAGGTATCCATGAAAGACATCTTCGGAAACGAACTCGCGCCCGGCACGTACTTCTGCTACTCGGCGCTGCACACCAAGCGGCTCGTCATGCGCATCGGCCGCGTCACCGAGACCGGCGCTGTCGTCGTCGCCAACGACTGGGGCCGGCAGCCGGACGGCAGCTACGGCTACGCCTGGAGGGTGATGCCTCGCTCGCGTCCGTCGAGCAACCACCTGGTCGCCATGAACTCGGCGCACATCCCGCAGGAAGTTCTGGCGGTGCTGCCGTGAGCGAGACAGCGACCTTGAGCGTTAGCGGCACCATCAATCCCGGCCAAATCTTCGTGACCGACCCCCGCACTGTGATGATTCAAGCCCCGAGGCCAGAACCGGAGAAGTCCTACCGCTACATCAAGATCGAAACCGTCAAGAACGGCTACATCGTGCATGCCGCAGAACACGATCACCCGATGAACATGGCGTGCAATCAGTTCGTCTTCCGCTCCGTCGTTGAACTCGGCAAGTGGGTGGAGAAGCACGCCGGGTACTACGAGGAGTGAAGCGCTTCCTCATCGCTGCCATCGCGCTCGTCCTGATCGGGGCGGGTGCGTATGGCGTGTGGTCCTACCAATGCATGACGGCTCGCGTCGAAGCCCTGGAGCACACAGCCTCCGAACTCGACGACCTCACCAAGCGATTCGACGCCTTCCAGCAGGAGGTCGCGTATCGCCGCGACTTCGACGCCGTGATCCGCAGCAACCGCAGCGCGCTCACACAAGCACTGGAAAAGGCATCCCATGAAGACCCGGCTACTGCTGGCTTTCTGTCTGCTCGTCTGCCTGACGGCATGCGAGAAGCGTATCGCAAGGCCCGCGAACAGCGCGTGGCTATCCCCGACCGTCATTGAAGGCAAGTACGCCTCTCTCGACGCCCTGATGGCCGACCCGACGAGCACGGGTAGCGACCTTCTCAACTTCGCCGGCCAGGCCGGGGACGCCGTCCTCCGTTGCAACGCCGACAAGAACAGCGAACTCAAAGGAAACCCCTGATGACAAACGTCACCTTCATCGGCGGCTCGTTCGACATGACCCGTCGCGTCATGGAAGTGCGTGACCGCGTTCTCCGTGTCCCGAAGCTGCGCGAAGTCCAAGCCTGCTACTCGCTGCCACCCGACGTGCCGCAGATGGAGACCTTCCAGGTGGAGACATACGTGCTCCGTCAGGCCAGCGCTGACCACTACGTAGCCATCTACGAGGGCCTGCGCTAATGGAGCAGAAGTACATCGTCACATTCATCGGCGGCCCCGCTGACCTCAAGCGCATCGAGGTCGAGCACCTGACCCAGTGGTACGAGGTTCCCTTCACCGGAGAAAGCGGAATCGGCTTTGCCCGCTACGGTCTGAATCGCGGCGTCGGCAACCACGTCGTCGCCATGTGGGAGGGGCTGCGCGCATGAGCAAGAGCCCTACCCTGTTGATCGACGCGGACGTGCTCCGCTATCAGCTCGCGTTTTCCAACACGGCGAACATCGACTGGGACGGCGACGGCGAGACCGTCGAAGCCACCCAGCCCGAACGCGCCAAGGCGAAGCTGGAGGAGTGGCTTGAGGAGCTGCTGGAGAAGTTCGGCACGACCGACTTCCTGCTGCCGCTGTCCTGCAAGAAGCACAACTTCCGAAAGGACCTGTACCCGCTCTACAAGGACAACCGCAAGCTCAAGCCGAAGCCCTCGCTCTGGTACGTGCTCGACGGATTCCTGGAGGAAACCTGGGGCGACAAGATCATCACCATCGAGAACCTCGAAGGCGATGACGTCCTCGGTCTCCTGGCGTCGCACCCGGCGCCGAAGCGTTGCCCCGGCAAGCGCATCGTCGTGTCCATCGACAAGGACCTCCAGACGATCCCGTGTCGCCTCTACAACCCGAACAAGCCGGACCTCGGCACGCGGCCCATCTCCATCCACGACGCGAACCTGTTCTGGATGAAGCAGACCATCACGGGTGACCAGGTGGACAACTACCCGGGCTTCCCAGGGATCGGCCACAAGGGCGCCGACGAAATCCTCAACCCCATCCACGAGGCCCTGCTCGACGCAGACCCGCGTGAACACCTGGCTGCCCTATGGGACGCCGTGGTGAAGACGTACACGACGCGAATCCCTCGTGGCGGCAAAGAGCCGCTCAAGTTCGAGGACGCGCTCACCCAAGCACGCCTGGCGCGAATCCTACGCCACGGCGACTACAACCCCCGCAAGAAGGAAGTGAAACTGTGGCTACCCTGATGCTGTTCCTCGTGATCCTCGCGTGGCTGCTCGTCCTCATGGGCGTCGTCCGCTGGGCCGCCATGTGCTTCATGTTCTACACCAGGCGCGCTGAGCCTGGCGACATTCCGCCGAACTGGCGCGACGCCGCGTTCGTGCTCGCCGTGATCTTCCTCGTGGCGAAGACGCTGGCATGAAGATCATCGGCCTCCATGGCCTTGCCCGCAGCGGCAAGGACACCCTCGCGTCCTACCTCGTCGAGCATCACGGCTTCGTCCGCATCGGCCTCGCCGATCCGCTGCGCCAGTTCGTCAGCGACATCACCGGCATCCCGCTGGAGGAGCTGATGGACGGCCCGGCGAAGGAAACGCCGCTGGAGTGGCTCAACCAGAAGTCCCCCCGCGTCCTGATGCAGACCCTAGGAACCGAGTGGGGCCGCAACATGATCGACGAGGAGATGTGGCTCAAGGTGGCCGCCCAGGCGATCCGCCGCGCACGCCAGGCCGGCGCTCCCGGCGTCGTCGTGCCGGACATTCGGTTCGACAACGAGGCAACCTTCGTGAAGCTGCTCGGCGGCGAGGTGTTCAAGGTGGTCCGCGACTGTGCGGTCCCCGTGAGCGCGCACGTCTCCGAGGCGGGCGTTGATCCGCAGCTGATCGACGGCGTCGTGGACAACAACGGCCCCCTCAGTGCGCTCGCACACGCGGCGCAGCAGCTCGCCATTTAGTCGTCAACCTAGTAGGAGGGCCTCAGAGGCCCTCCCTAACCACGCCGATGAAGATCCCCCTCACCGCTTACGAGCTGATCGACCTCCTGGACGAACACTTCCCCGAAGTGATCTACGACCCCGACGCAAGCAAGGAGGAGTTCCTCCTCAAGCAAGGGGAACGGCGCCTGATCCTCCAACTCAAGGCCCTACGGGCCGTCGAGAACGACCGCTAGGAGACCGTCCAAGCCAGTGTGCAAGACCCCCAAAGTCCCGAAGCCGACCAACGCGGCAGAGGAGACCCCCATCCTGCTCACCAGGAATGAGGCTCTCGGCTTCGCAGGCACCGCAGGCAAGCGTCGCAGTGACGTTCGCCTCGACCTCAACAACGCAACCCAGCGCTTCCAAGGGCTGATGATTCCGAATGGCTGACCAGCAGAACTCCGGTGGCACCGCCGCCGACCGCTGGAATGCACTCAAGCCCAACCGCAAAGAAGCAGAAACGCGCGCACAGCGCTGCGCCAAGGTGACCCTCCCTCGACTGTGGGTTCCCGAAGGCGCCAAGTCCCGACAGCCCGGCTCCGCATACGTGGACACCGGCCCCCGCTGCGTGAACTCCCTGTCCGCGAAGATTCTCCTCGCGTGGCTCCCGCCGAACGCGGGCGTGTTCAAGCTGTCCCCCGACGTCGCCGCGAAGGAAGCCATCGCCCAACAGGCAGGCGTCCAGACGAGCGAACTGGAGATGGCCCTGGCCGACGTCGAACGTGTCGTGGTCAACGACATGGAGACGGGTGGACTTCGCCCTGTCCTTTCCGAAGCTGCCAAGCACTCCATCGTGATCGGCAACTTCCTCCTGTACGACCCCGACGAGGGGCCGGTGAAGCTCTACCCGCTGACGTCCTACGTCGTGGATCGAGATGGCCTCGGCAACGTCCTGGAGATGATTACGCTCGACAAGATCGCCCCGGCGATGCTGCCCGAGTCCATCCGCCAGGGTGTGATGCAGAAAGTCCAGCAGGACAGCGGTGGTTCCCGCGACAAGCAGAACCAGGACGTCAACCTCTACACCTGGATTCGTCGCTCCGACGACAACCAGAACTGGGAGGTGGTGCAGGAGGTCGAGGGTTTCCAGGTGCCCGAAACGATGGACACCTACCCCATCGACGCATGCCCGTGGATTCCGGTGGCCGTCCCCCGGTCCACCTACGACGACTACGGCGAGGGCCTGGTGTACGACTACGTCGGCGCCTTCGAGTCCCTCGAAGCTCTCCGCAAGGCTATCCGCAAGGGCGCCGCAGCGATGGCAAAGGTCATCCTGCTGCTCAAGCCCACGTCTCCCATGAAGGAGAAGCAACTGGCCTCCGCCGAGAGCGGCTCCGTGCTGCGCGGCGACAAGAACGACATCTCCTCGCTCCAGATCGACAAGAGCTTCGACCTCAACTTCGTCCGACAGGAAGCGGATGCACTCAAGACCAGTCTCGAACTGATCTTCGGCGTGCGCTCCGCAGTGCAGCGTCCAGGCGAGCGCGTGACCGCATACGAGATTCGCATCCTCTCGCAAGAGTTGGATGACAGCCTCGGCGGCTTCTACTCACTCACCGCAGAAGACCTGCTACTCCCTCTGGTCCGCCGCCGCCTGGACAAGCTCCAGCGACAGGGCCGCCTGCCGGAAATCCCGAAGGAACTCCTCAAGCCCCGCATCACTGTCGGCATGGCCGCCCTCGGCCGTGGTCACGACATGACGAAGCTCATGGAGTTCGGCCAAGCCCTGGTCGGAATGATCGGACAGGAAGAAGCAGCACGACGCCTCAACGCAGGCGAAGTCGGCGCTCGACTCGCAGCCGCATCGGACATCTCCGTGAAGGGCCTGCTCCGCACCGATGAAGAACTCGCACAGCAGTCGCAAGACAACGCAATGCAGGAAGCGGCCGTCCGCGCCGCTCCGAACATCGCATCCGCAATGACCCAACCCCAACAGTAAGAGGATCACATGGCAGAGAAAGATAAGGCCCCGGCCGCCGACAAGGCTCCGCAGAAGTACCAGACCGAGCAGAGCAACCTGGACAGCCGCACGCTGTCGGTGGAACGCAAGGGCAACATCGAGACGACCAAGCGCCCGAACGGCACTGTCATCGTCAACTGCGTGGCTGACGAGGCCGCTGCCTAATGAGCCAGCCCGGTAAGAGCGAGATGCTTCTCAACACGGGCGCCGGCAACGAAGGCGACAACTCCACCAACACCAACGACGAAGGCGCGCAGAACCAGTTCGGCGGTTTCGCTACCGTCGAAGAACTGGTCGCTGCCTACGAGGCCGCCAAGACCACCCCGAAGGGCGACGAAGGCGACGCAGGCAAGACCGACGAAGGCGCTGGCAAGAAGCCCGGCACCATCGACGACGACGCAGCCGTGGCCGATGCCCTCAAGGGCGCTGGTCTCGACCAGGACGTCTACACCCGCGAGTTCGAGGAAACCGGCACGCTGAGCGAAGACTCGTTCAAGCAGCTGGAGAAGGCGGGCTACTCGAAGCAGACCGTCGATGTGTACCTGGACGGCCTCCGTGCGCGCCAGGCCGCCTACAGCGCAGCCGTGTTCGCGCCGGCAGGCGGTGAGAAGGGCTACGGCGAACTACTGGCGTGGGCCAAGACCGGCCTCAACGCCGAGGAGAAGCGCATCTTCAACGAGGCTGTGTCCTCGGGCGATTCCGCTCTGGCAGCGATGGCTGTCCGCGACGCCATGGCGAAGCGCGGCACCAAGGCCACCCTCCTCAACGGCAAGACGCAGAAGACCCAGGACGCAGGCCCGCAGCCGTTCCTGTCCCAGCGACAGGTCACCGAGGCGATGTCCGACATCCGCTACAAGCGCGACCCGGCGTTCCGCAAGGAAGTCGCCGAGCGTCTCCGCGTCAGCAACAACCTGTTCTGACCACCAGCGGGCATGGACTCCCGTGCCCGCACATCTCATCCCATTTCTACAAGGAAACTGAATGTCCGCAAATCGTATTGGCCTCGTTGCCGGTAAGACCGCTGCTCCCGGCGTTGATGGTGAGGCCGACGGCCAAAACCAGTGGGAACTGTTCAAGAAGACCTACGCTGGCGAGGTCATCACCTCGTACAACGAGAACTACAAGCTGGACGGCCGCGTCACCACGCGCGACATCGACAGCGGTAAGTCGGTCTCGTTCCCGAACATCGGCACCATCGGCTCCGAGTACCACGTACCGGGCACCGAAATCGGCGGCCTGCCCGTCGAGCACAACGAGACCATCGTGACGCTCGATCCGATGCTCATCTCGCACGCCTTCATCGCCAACATCGACGAAGCGATGAACCACTACGACGTCCGCAGCGAGTACACCAAGCAGCAGGGCGCCGAGCTGGCCGTGAAGCGCATGCTCAACGAGCTGCGTTGCGCGATCCTGGCAGCGCGTGTGACCACGCCGAAGGTGCTGGGCCAGCCGGGCGGTGCGCGTATCCTGAACGCTGCGATGGCAACCGACGCCGTGATCCTGGCGGACGCGTTCCGCTCGGCTCGCCAGATTTTCGACGAGAAGCTGCTGCCGGATAACACGACCGAGTTCACGGGCGCCCTCGCCCCGGCTCAGTGGTATCTGCTGACCGAGAACAAGGACCTGATCGACCGCGACATCAACCCGGAGTCCAACGGCTCCTTCGGCCAGGCCGTGATCGCCTCGGTGGCCCGCATCCCGCTGGTCAAGATCAACTCGATGCCCCGCACCGACGAGACCGCGAACGCCAAGGTGCTCTCGAAGTATCGCGGCGACTACAGCTCCACCGTGGCTGCGATCTTCCACCGTTCGGCCGTGGCTTCGTTGAAGCTGCTCGACCTGAGCCTGGAAGACGTGTACCAGGGCAGCAAGCAGGGCACCCTGATGCTGGCGAAGTACGCGCTGGGCCATGGCATCCACGAAGCCCGTGGTGCTATCGAGCTGGCAACCAAGTAAGCAACACCCTCACCAACCCCGGTGGTCCTCGCGACTGCCGGGGTTTTTTTCGTTTTTCGCCCAGGAGACTCATTGGAGCTGACCCCTACCACCGAGCTTGAAGCAGTCAATGTCATGCTCGATACCATCGGCGAGTCGCCCGTGAGCGACCTCGATACCGTGACGTCCGTAGACGTTGCCAAGGCCCGCGACATGCTCCGCGCATTCAGCCGCGAG